TATAGGAACTGGTATAAACATGTCGAACTTTTTTCTGATAAACACCTCTGTTTCTTCATTGAATGGATAGGCCTCCTTGATAAAATTCATAGCCACCTCCATGTCGCCATCTGCTATATCCTTATACCTCTCAAAGATGCCAACCATGTCATTGTTATATGAACGCTCTTGTTTTATATTGTACACGTATTTCAATACCCTATCTTTGATTTCAGTTTGGTATTCTGCAAAAATACATCGAATCTTTCAGATTCCGATAGATGTTTCGTGTTATATCTGAAAGATTC